CTAAAAATAAATTTAAAAATAAGATTTACTGTAAACTTTACACCTAAAATGGCTACAACCCTTATAGAATAAGGAAAGTTACTGTAAAGTCAGGTGTAAAGTCACTTTACAGTAGTTTACACCTAAAAAAAAAGCACTCCCCACGAGTGCTTTAATTCTATGTCAAAAATAAATAATTCTTAAAATAAGAAATTACCTAGTACAAATTTAATAAAAATTACTATATTTGTACACGTGAAAGTTGATTGGGCGGAAGTCAACTTGTTAGTCACAAAGAACTTATTTAAGGCTCATTAGTTTGACAGCTCCGCACCAGCTTAAAATTAATGGGCTTTATTATTTTAAACAACATTGGGCGGAATGGAAGAATTACAAGCATTAAATTTCTTAGAATATTTTTCAGTTATAACTATTGGAGATGATAAAATTCCAAATCATACTTGGAAAGATTGTCAATCTGAAAAACTAACTGAAGAACAATTCCTAATCAACTTAAGAAAACCATCTACAAAAGGGATAGGTATAGTAACTGGCTTTGAATCACTAGAGGTCATTGATGTAGATACTAAGGTATTCTCAACACAACTAGAAAAGGATCAGTTTTGGAAAGAATACTATCAGACTCTTAAAGATAACATCTTAGACTTTGAGTCAAAGTTTTCAGTCTATGTAACTAAAAGTGGTGGTTATCACATTCTATACAAGTCTAAGAGAGTAGTAGGTAATTCAAAGATAGCTAAGTTAAAAGGTCATAAAGAGGCTGTAATAGAGACTAGAGGTAATGGAGGCTATGTCTTTGTTTACCCTGGTAAGAAGTTAGACAATACAAGGTCTTACTTTCAACTTGAATTTATTACAGATGATGATAGACAAACATTATGGAATATCTCCTCAGCTTACAATCACATTGAGAAGGCACCAGAAGAGCCAAAGAAAGAGCCAAAGATATACTCAGATGATGAGGTAACACCTTGGCAAGATTTCAATGATAAGACAGATATTTGGTCAGTTATTCAGGATGACTTCTTTATTCCTACCAATGGTCAAAAGAAAGACCACTACCTAATCAAAAGACATGGAGCTACTTCTGCTCATTCAGGTAGTGTGTTCAGGGATAGTGGATGCATGTATCTATTTTCAACTGGGACAGTGTATCCGCATGAAAAGTTAATAAGTCCATTTGTAGCATACGCACACAAGATGCACAATGGTGACTTTAAAGAGGCTACTAAGGATTTATATGAGCAAGGATTTGGATCAAGAAGAAAGAAAGAAATTGAAAAGGATAAGCCAAAGATTGAAAAGCCATTAGCAATATCAGGTATTAATTTTCCATTAGATATCTTTCCAGAAGAAATACAGCATTACATTTTAGAATGTAACAAAAAACTAGATGCTAATATTGACTACATGGGCTGTAGTTTGCTTTGGTTGATTTCAGTGTGTGTAGGAAATACTCATGAGATAGAAGTTAAAAAAGGATGGACTGAGCCTGGTGTAATTTGGTTAGCTGTAGTTGGTAGAGCTGGTATAGGTAAGACTCCTAGTATTGACAATATTATTAAGCCATTGAATGTCTTGAACTTCAAAGAGATAAAGAGATACTCAGATCAAATGGAGGTGTATAATTATTACAATGACCTAACTAAGAAAGAGAAAGAAGAACATCCTGAGCCAATGAAACCTAAAAAGACTCAGTTTATTGCCAATGATATCACACTAGAGGCATTGGTTGACTTACACCAGGAGTCAGATAATTCAGTAGGTGTATTTAAAGATGAGTTGGCTGGATGGTTTAAAGACATGAATAAATATAGAGCTGGATCTGATTTGGAATTTTGGCTATCTTGTTGGTCCAGCAAGTCAGTATCTGTGAATAGAATGACTAGAAAAGGATCATTTATTGAGAGTCCATTTATACCAGTGCTCGGAGGTATCCAGCCAAGTATCTTTAACCAATTTTCTACAGATGAGAATAAAGACAATGGTTTCTTAGATAGAATGTTGTTAAGCTTTCCTGATGCAAAAGTTGAGGAGTATAACGAAAATGAAATGCACATAGCTGATATTATGTGGTATAGCAACACTATCACTAGATTCTATCAAGGAATTAAATCTGCTATATTAAAAAGAGATAATGAAGGTAAAATAATCACTCAGACTGTTAAGTTCAAACAAGAAGCCAAAGAAGAATGGAAGCGAATCTTTAACAGAATAACTAAGGAGCAAAACAATGATGAGGAGAATGAATATCTTAAGTCAATGTATCCTAAGCAGAAAAGTTACATTCCTAGATTTGCTTTGTTAATTCATATATTCTCAAGTAATTTTGATGAGAAAGTCAATGTATTAGAAGTGACTAAAGATAGTATTCTTAAAGCTGAGAAGTTAAGTAACTACTTTATCATGAATGCTAAGAAGATAAAGATTGAAGCTGCTGAATTAAAAGATATTAAATCAGCTATGAAAGGAGCTGAGACTACCTATGACAAATTATTAGCTATCTACAAGTCAGATAGTAATTTTAACAGAACAAAAGTAGCTGAGCAGTTAGGTATAAGTAGACAGCAAGTAATAAATTTAAAGGGTGTTTTGGCACAGTGACTGAAAGAGATGAGATAAAACAATTGTATCCATGCGAATCTTTAAGAGAGGTATTGTTACACATGATATACAAAGAGATATGACCAAAGAAAACAAAGCTAAACTCAAAGCCTTAGAGCTTGAGATTATGATGGCTAAGTCATCAATGAATCCTAACTATCTACCATCTACAGAATGGTCAGACAATTCAGCAAACAGCCTGACTAAGTCTATAATATTTTACATCAATGCTACTGGCAATCAAGCTGAGAGGATTGGCAATCAAGGACAATACAGAGAAGGCAACAAGATTCAAGTTGGCACTGGTGAAATAGCATACACTAAGCAGTTACCTGGTAAGTGGACACCAGGGCAAGGCACTAAGGGCACAGCTGACATCTCAGCTACTATCAATGGCAAGTCAGTTAAGATAGAAGTGAAGTACAAAGCTGATAGACAATCAGAAGCACAGAAACAGTATCAAGAAAAGATAGAGAGTGCAAAAGGTATCTACTACATTGCTAGAGATTTTGATACGTTTATTGAATGGTATAATACTTTGACACAATGAAAGACAGAAACTATGATTGGTGGATTTATCCATTTTTAGGCATACTTTTTTGGTATGTAGTTATTCACTTTATAATAAAATATTGGTAAAATGCTGAAAATAGGAGATAAGATTAAAGACACAGAAGACACTGACTGCTACTTTGTTGGTGAAGTGACTAAGCTAAATAGGTTTGGTGGAGTGGAATACTACAGAGTAACTCAGGTCATTTGGGATAATATAGATCACAAGTATGACAAATTAATAGGTCAAGTAATTCCACCCCGATGGTGGTATATTCAATTATTTTTATTCTAAATAGTTGCACAACTAAATAAAATTATTACATTTGTAAACAATTAAATATATATACATGCAAACAGAAGTAACCAAAGTGCCATTGTGGACTAAGATTCACAAGGCAAAGATGAGCATTGGCAAGGTTGTTAAGAACAGCACCAATCCTCACTTTAAAAAAAGCTATGCTGACATCAACGCATTGCTTGAGACAGTTGAGCCAATCCTTCACGAGAATGGACTGCTCCTATTACAACCTATCCATGATAAGATTCTGAGCACTCAGATAATTGACATTGAGTCAGGTGAAATGATTGAGAGCTGGTTAACACTACCTGATAACATTGATCCACAAAAAATGATTAGTGCAACGACCTACTACAGAAGAGCAACACTTCAATCACTTCTGAGCCTTCAAGCTGTAGATGATGATGGTAACTCAGTCGCATCAGCAACTAAGCCAACTCTAACAGATGACAGATTCAAAGAAGCTCTTAAGTCAATCGAATCAGGTAAGTACACAGCAGAAAAATTAAAATCAGATTTTAACCTAACCAAACAACAATTACAAGCACTATGAAGTGGCACCCATCATCACTAGGAAAATTAATGACTGAGTCACGCACAAAGTCAGAAGTATTAAGTCAGACTACTAAGTCTTATATCGCAAGCAAGGCAAAAGAGGACTTCTATGGCTACAATTCATTTGTATCTACAAAAGCAATGCAGAAAGGCACTGACTGGGAGCACGAGTCTATAGAGTTAGTTAATCAGATTAGAGACTCATTCTACATCAAGAATGAAGAAACTATTGAGAATGACTGCCTAATTGGTACTCCTGATATTATCCTGGACAATTCAATCATTGACATTAAGACTTCATGGTCACTTGAGACTTTCCCAGCTATAGCAGCAGAAGGAGTTAATAAAGATTATGAGTGGCAACTAAGAGGCTACATGATGCTTTGTGATAAGCAATCAGCTGAGCTAATCTACTGCATGATTGATACAGATGACTTTCTACTTTCAGACTGGGATAATAAAACTATTCACAAAGTATCTCACATTGATCCTAGAAAGAGAATAACAGTACTAAGGTATGAACGTAACATTTCAACAGAAGAGTCCATTAGAGAGAGGCTTTTTGCTTGTACTGAGTACTATAATGAATATTTTGTACAATTAAACTGTAAGTAATGGAAAAATTCTATTTCATAATTGACACATGTCTAGAAAATATGGAGTATGCTCACTATTCAGCTAGAATATTTCACAAGCAAGGTCATTACTACTGTATTAATCTTACAGCTAACATTGACCAACTTGACATAAAAAAGGTAAGCAAAGAGGAATTTAACAATTTAAACAACAAAAAATGATACAAGTAAACAAAACGTACAAAAACGACACTAGAGAGCAGTTGGTTGTTCCTATCTCAGAGAAAGAAGGAATGGTCATCTATCAAGTGACTCAAGCTACTACAGATAACCCTATGAAAGAGTTTAAGTGTAGCACAGCAAGATTTTTAAACCTATATAAATTAACAAAATGACAGAAAAAGAATTTTACCAACAAGCAATGATTGCTGCAATGCAAGGCTTGTTATCAGCAATCGGAAATGGCTATGAAGCTGAGTACGTACATCCTCATTCAACTATAGCAGCTATGGCTGATGAGTATGCAAAAGCTCTAACAATAAGAGCAGAGATTGAAGTAGCAAAAATGAGACTTGAGGTCCCATTCCCTGAAAAAGTAGTATAGGTACCTGAGAGATACCAACCCCTCCGAGTAGAATCGGCAACTATTCCGAGGGGTTTATTAAAAG